TACAAGATACAATCCATTCACTAGAACCGGAAGACCATCTAATTCCAATAAAGGAATAAACTATGCTGCTTTGAATAAAGATGATGGTTCAAGAAACAGATTCATTAGTAGGTTTCCTGGTGGGATATTGGCTGACTTTGATTTTGATGCATACCACCTCAGATTGATTTGTGGTCTTATAGATTACGATCCACCTACAGAAAGCTTCCACAAACACTTGGGAGAAATATACTTTGATACAAAACAACTAACTTCAGATCAATATGAAGAATCAAAGAAGATAACATTTAGAATTCTTTATGGTGGTGTTCCTAAAGAACTTGAATCGGTACCATACTTCAGTTCGGTTAAACAATATATAGATGGTCAGTGGATCAAATTTAAACATGATGGATATATTGAAACACCTATATTCAAACGCAAGTTGTGGAAAAAGAACTTTCCAAAGATGAACTCACAAAAGCTGTTTAATTATATCATTCAAGCATATGAGACCGAGATGAATGCAACAAAATTGAGTGGTGTGTTTGATCTGTTGGATGGAAAAGAAAGCAAGATGATACTTTACACATATGATTCATTTCTATTTGATATATCTCCTAACGATGGTAAAGGACTAATCAAAGAAATACAAAAAATATTGGAATATCCTACGTCTGTACACATAGGGAAGAACTACGGAAATATGATGAACTATACTGGGTAGTCGTATATTTATATAATATAATAATATAGAGCATAGTATAGATGAATTTTGACAATATAGTTAGAGAGTGGTCCTATCGAGTTAAGAACGGAACACCAAGCATAACAAGCCAAACAGATAAAAATACCCTAAGAGACATTCTAAGAGAACAGAAGATTGAGGAACCAATCATCACTGAACTTATAGATAATATGTCTAAGGTATCTTTAAATGAAATGGCTATGAAAGGCTTTGCAGCAAAGATATCTGAAATTGTAAAGTTTTTGACAAGTGAGAAAGTATTCGCAGGAGAAACAATCGATACTATTCTTAGTCTTGTGAAAAGAGATGAAGAAGAATATCTGGACACTTTAGATAGAGTATCTGGATTTGGAATGCAAGCCAAGCACACCAAAGAAATTGTTGACAAAATATTCTCATACTCAGAACAAGAAGTTAAAGTGATAGTTGAATATCTAAAAAATAGATCTGTTGGTATGGGTAAACTAAAGGGAGCAACAAGTATCAAAGCTTTGTTTGGATCAACTGGAATCAATGGAAACTTTTTGGATTGGATAAACAATTACACATACGCAGCTACACCTGCAGTTGGATCAGGAGAAGTTGCTTTAGCTATATTATGTAAAGGTGGAAACAAAGCCGGTGGGAAAGGCGATGTTCTTATTGATGGAAAAGAAGTTGAAGTGAAAGGCTCAGGAGGAAGAATCAAAGGACAAAAAGGATACTCAATGGGAACGGCTGCAAGCTCGGTATTCGCCAAAGCACTCACAGGTTGGATAGAAAAATTACACGAGAAAGATCGTCCAATCAAATTAGATAAAGTTCCTGCAATGGGATCAAATGGATATCAGTTAGGACCAAGCTCATTCAAGAAAAATGCACTTAACAATACAGCTCCAGCTTTAATAAAAGGAAAGGCTTGTAAAGTGGCAGACATTGTATCAGTTTACAAAGAAGCACTCACAGCGGTTTATCATACTATGGATGTATCATGGGTAAAGAAGCATGTTGATGCAAAAGGACAAGTTAACATCACGAAATTCAATGAAGACTTTTTTAGAGCTTGTTTGAAATACTACTTCAAGGTGGAAGGATTCGAGCATCTAATTATATTGGATAGAAAGGGTAATATGAAGTACATAGATTCCAAAACTGATCCAGTTGGGAAAATAAAAATTGGAGGTTACCCAAGCTTCACATCTGGTGCAGGTTCACAAGGTGCAACTTTCCAGATAGGGGTCTAAGTGAAAACTCAACTACTTTGTACTTTTACAACAATACCAAGATTGTCTATAACGGTAGATAATATTATAGAAGTGTACGATGTAGTATATGGAAAGATGTTTGTGTTGGAGAATGTTGATAGTGATAACGAACTTGTTTGTACTTACAACATAGAGGCTGGTCCTTCTACCAACAAAATACCAAACACCATTTCTTTACATAGAAAGAAACACACCAACACGATATACACAATCAATGCTTTGAATGAAACAATAAAAATTCACAACAACGGAGTATTGGATAAAACATATCAGTTGGATTGGGACATATATAGAGATTGTATTCTTCTAACAAACGACCAAGGATTGAATAGAATCAACACAAAGATAAAAGAAATAATAAGAATAAAAACAAAGAATTAACTGCATTTAGTTGCATATTAAAGTTTTTTTCCTTATATTTATACTAAATAATAATTAATAACAATTACGAAGTAGCAAATGAATAATTTAACACTAGCAATAGTATTGTTCACTATGGGACAATCACTAATTTGGATTCAAACGAACGGCCAGTTTCTCTGGAAATGGTTCGACAAAAACCCACTAATCTTATCGATAACATTTGGAACAGTAATATCTTATATGTTTATATATGCCACAAAGTTTGTTGTAGCTCACTTTGATGGTTTACTATGGCCTGGTAGGTTCATAGGATTCGGAACCGGTATGATAACATTCGTACTATTAACGTGGTTTTTTATGGGAGAAGGAATAACGACTAAAACATCTATATCTTTGGTGTTGGCAACAACATTGGTAGCTATACAGATATTTTGGAAATAAGTAGCATATATGAGGAAATTTTCTTATATTGTATGTAATAATAATTAATAATAACAAAAGGAGAGAACTATGATTTCAATCGAAAACATGCAAAGCATTCTAACCGATCTAGCCACTGATGTTGAGAAGTTCAACAAAGGTAACGCAGCAGCTGGAACACGAATTAGAAAGGCAATGCAAGAAGTGAAAGGTCAAGCACAAGATCTTAGAAAACAAGTGCAAGAAATTAAAAATAATAAATAATAAATTAAAAGAGGAAAATTATGGCATTAGACTTAAATGCAATCAGAGCGAAGCTAGCAGGCTTACAAACACAAACTGGTAAAACAAATACACTTTGGAAACCAGAACCAGGTAAGAATCAAATCAGAATCGTACCTTATCAGTACAACAAAGACAATCCGTTTTTAGAAATGTACTTTCACTATGATATTGGAAAGAAGAATTATCTTTCTCCGGTAACTTATGGTGAGGCAGATCCAGTAGAGGAATTTGCACAACAATTGAAAGCAACTGGAAAATCAGATGACTGGAAATTATCTAAAAAATTAACACCAAAGATGAGAGTTTATGTACCAGTAATTGTACGTGGACAAGAAGCTGACGGAGTTAAATTATGGGGATTCGGTAAGCAAGTTTACACAGAGCTTTTAGGATTTGTAGCAGATCCAGATTACGGAGACATTACAGACTTAGTAAGTGGTAGAGATATCACAGTAGAATATACTCCAGCTGAAGGTGTAGGAAACTTCCCTAAAACTGGAATCAGAGTTAAGCCTAGTCAGGTACCTGCAACTGAAGATAAAATATTAGCTGAAAAGATCATGAACGGTCAAACAGATATATTCACAATCTTCAAAAAAGTATCTTATGACGAGCTTAAAGGTCATCTTCAAACTTGGTTAGAAGGAGGTGATGGTGAAGGGGAACCTACTGTAGCTACCACTACAAGCGCTCCTACAACGTCGACTAACACACAAGGAACGGGTGATATCAATACAGCATTCGATAGTTTGTTTAACTCTTAATAGGGATAGAATATGGCAAGAAAAGTAAACACAGAAGAGCAAGTTGTGAGCAAACAAGATGAGTTAGCTAATGTATTGGCTGAGTCATTAAACAAGAAGTTCAAGAAAGATGGTAAGGTTGCTTACTTCTTAGACGGAACCGAAGAAACTCCAACTGACCTAACCGAATGGATATCCACGGGATCTTCATTACTTGACCTAGCTATTTCAAATAGACCTAATGGTGGTATTCCGGTAGGACGTATCACAGAATTGACGGGACTGGAAGCTAGTGGAAAATCTCTACTAGCTGCCCATCTCCTCGCCAATACTCAAGAGAAGGATGGACTGGCAGTTTATATTGATACTGAAAATGCAATGAACGAAGACTTCTTGCGTGCTATTGGTATTGATTTAGAAAAGATGTTGTACATCCAATTAGAGGCTATAGAAGACATCTTTGATGTTGTTGAAAATATCATAACAAAGGTAAAAGAATCCAACAAGAACAAGTTGGTGACAATAGTAGTTGATTCAGTTGCTGCCGCTACAACCAAGGTTGAGCAAGCTGCAGATTACGAGAAGGACGGATGGGCAACATCCAAAGCTATTATATTATCTAAAGCTATGAGAAAGATAACTCAGATGATCGGAAGAGAAAGAGTTGCTTTGATATTCACAAACCAGTTGAGAGTTAAACTGGGAGTGAGTTTCGGAGACATCTATACGACTTCCGGTGGAAAGGCGATAGGTTTCCATGCATCTTGTAGATTAAGACTGAAAGCAGTAGGTCAGATCAAAGCAAAGATAAATGGATTCGAGCAGGTTATAGGAATCAAAACCAGAGCAAAAATTGTTAAGAATAGAATGGGACCACCTTTGCGAGAAGCTGAATTCCATATACTATTTGAATCTGGTATTGACGATTATGGATCTTGGCTACAAGTCATGAAAGATTATGGATTGATTGCCCAAGGTGGATCTTGGTACACTTACACAGACACAGAAACTGGAGAACAGATTAAATTCTTATCCAAAGACTTTGTCTCAAAGATACTGAACGATCCAAGTAGAAAGCAGAAAATCTATGACAAGATCTGTAATGAATTAGTTATGTCTTACAAAGCGGACAACATTGGAATCGATGACGTTGAAGTCGGTGACGGTGATGTACCGATTGGATAATAATTAATACAATTATGAGAGCTCCTGAGATTTATTCTTGGGAGCTTTTATTTTCCAAACACTCTTAAAAATAATCATAAAAAAGGTTGCTAAATCGAAAAAAAGTTCTGATCTTTAAGTATAATTAAAAAAGAAAGAACTATGAAATTAAGTATCGAAGTAGAAGCAGACAAGTACGAAGAGTATCAACAATTACTAAAAGAACTAGCACTTAATGATGCAGTACAAAAAGTAAAATTCGTAAAGAAAATAACTCCTAAAAAAGTTGCATAATCGAAAAAAAGTCCTGATATTTAAGTATAAATAAAAAATCAAATATGACAAAGAAAGAAGTAGGTAAAAAAATCACAAACGAGTTTATAACATTCATGGAGAGCAAAGGCTTCACAGAAGAGGATGATCAAGGATATACGATCACATTCTTTAATCCAGATTACGAAGGAGAAGACTATCAAGATGCAGCAATAACGTTCTACAAAGGAACACTTGGATGTAACTCAGATCCATACATGCTCGCTGGTCCTGGTTGGATCAATTATGAAGCACCAGAAGACTTCGAAAAGGTTTCGGCAGAGGCAGAATACTTCTTGGATCAATTAATTAAAAGTTTATCATAACATGAAACAAACTAAAGACTTAATGAGGCTAGAAAGATTTGTGCTTCAAATGAAATCAACTTCCTCACTACTAGACAAAAAGAAAATCATAGATTCAATTAGTGATGATGAATTTATAAAGAATGTATTATATTATACATACAATGATAACCTGAAGTATTATGTTACATCTAAAAATTGCAAAAAGCAAATGATGTTGTGTGATGAGAATGATATACACGATACAATATTTGATTTGTTAGATGATCTTAATTCAAGGACTTATACTGGACACGATGCAATCGCAATGGTAAATAATTTTGTTTCACGTCATCAACATCATGGTCGATTAATATTTTCCATACTTGATAGGAACCTTGAGATAAGAGCTTCCGAGTCTGTTATCAATAAAGTTATTCCTGGATTGATTCCAACGTTTGAAGTTGCATTGGCTACAAAGTATGAACCAAGATTTTGTGACTTTGAAAACGAGGAATGGTTAGCATCTAGAAAATTAGATGGAGTTAGATGTATCATTAGAAAGGAACATGAGTCTGTGAAAGCTTACTCAAGACAAGGAAACGAACTAACAACTATTCAGAAGGTACTCGATGATGTTGCATTGGTACCAGGTAATTTTGTTTTGGATGGAGAAATTTGTTTGATGGATAACAAAGGTAATGAATCATTCAAAGGATTAATGAAACAAATAAAGAAAAAGAACCATCAGATAGATAATCCCAAGTATGTTATATTTGACTATTTAACGTTGGAGGAGTTTGATACTAAAGAAGGAACTGCAACATTAGAGGATAGGTATATTAATTTGCAAGGTTGTGATTTAACTGAAACCGATACTTTAAGTCTATTGGAACAACATCCAATTGAATCGCATGAGCACTTAAACGAAATAATTTTGGCAGCTGACGATGAAGGATATGAAGGAGTTATGGTTAGAAAGAATACTGGTTACGAAGGAAAGAGATCCAAGAACTTATTGAAATGTAAAAAGTTTCATGATGCAGAATATAAAGTTGTGAGTTGTGATTTCGAACAACACAGAATTATAAAAGAAGGTAAAGAAGTTTTGGTACCAATGTTGGCTCAGGCTTACATTACTCACAAAGGACATGAGGTAGCAATAGGGTCCGGTTGGTCTCAAGAACAAAGAATAAAGTATGAAGCTAATCCACAAGAACTTATTGGAAAAACGATCACGGTTCAATACTTCGAAGAAACAACAAACAAGAAAGGGGAAACAAGTTTAAGGTTCCCAACCGTGAAGCACGTTTACGAACAAGGAAGAGATGTTTAATTTAATGAATAAAAATATGACTACAAAACAATTTCATGATCTAAAAATAAAGATCAACAACGCAAGAACAATAGGTAATTATTTCACAAAAGAAGAAGTGATATTACTAACACAATTGGTAACAAAGTTGGAGAGTGCTAAATGAAAGAAATAGATGCAATGTTGGAACAATGGATCCACAGTTCTATAATAAGAGATCAACTAAGAAGTTTGATTGTCCAAGCTATAGACGAAGTTAAACCCAAAGCAACTCCGTTTGTTTTGGATGAATCGGATTATGTAGATGAAGACGAAGACTAACAAGATAGAACCTCTATCAAGAGAATACTTATTGAATAGAGGACACTGTTGTGACAACAACTGCCGCAACTGCCCATACAAACAAAAGAAAATCAAAATGAAAAAGAAACATCCATATTATGATAGTGACAGAAAACAACAAACAGAAGAATTTGCTTACAAAGCAATAGCATACACATTTGTTGGAATGTTCGTAGTCTATTTTATTTCGCTAATAATAAACGCGATATTTTAATAAAAAAATCCCTAATAAAAGTTGCTAGATCGAAAAAAAGTTCTGATCTTTATAGTATAAAAAGGGAAGGGGTCTCCCATTTGACTCCACTATTAAAAATTGAAAAATGAAATATTACACAAACAATGAATTGAAGAGCTCAGGAAATCTAGAAGGAACAGCTACTATCAAAATCAACGAAGACATAACTGGTAAGTATGGAGGATCTGTTATGGAGAAAGGAAGTGAGATTGTAGTGTCAGGTTTCCAATACAAATCTTTAATGTCGGTTTTGGAAGATGGTAATTGTACGTGGGATGTGATAGTTAATTACGGTTCCGATAATGTAGATCAATTCAATTTGAGATATCTTTACGACGAAACAAATTTCGAATTACAAAGTTTCAACTGCTAATGAGAAAACTAAAACACAATCTGAAAATGGCCTTTGCGGTAGTCTATATGATTGGACTACTCTGGGCTACAATATATACAGTATTCAAATTATTTGGATAGTAACCGGCCCGGTCGTCTAGTGGTTAGGACGCCAGGTTTTCATCCTGGTAACCGGGGTTCGATTCCCCGTCGGGCTACTAAAAATTAAAAGAGGTAAATATGAAAAATTGGAACAGTGTCAAAGAAGACTTCACTGACATAGTGAAAGAGTCGACAAAACAAAAAGCCGAGAAGGCAATCAAACTAAAAAATCAAGGTAATTCTGTAAAAGATATATCGTACAAAATGGGATTAAGTGAAAGTAGAATAAGAGAATATTTCAGAAAATAAACTTCTGATATTCCTTTGTTATTTGAATTAATTTCCTTATATTGTACATATGAAAAAAGACTACCTAAGCATATTGGCTAATCTGAAAGAATCGGATTCAGCTAATTATCAACCAGACGATAAAATATTAATTGTAGATGGACTCAACACGTTCATCAGAGCATATACTGTTAATCCATCAACCAATGAGAATGGAATTCATGTTGGAGGAATATCAGGATTTCTGATGTCGGTTGGATTCGCAATCAAGAACATAAAACCAACAAGAGTAATTATTTGCTTTGATGGTAAAGGAGGTTCAGTTAAACGACGAAAGTTGTTTCCTGAATACAAAGCTCAAAGAAGAGTTAAACAACACATATCAAGATTCGGATCAACTATATCGATACCAGATGAGAAGATCGCAATGAGTCAACAACTACACAGATTGACTGAGTACTTGAATGAACTTCCGGTCACTGTAATGAATCCAGAGAACATAGAAGCTGACGATGCTATGGCTTATATTTGTCAACAAGTGTATCCAAAGAGTCATTGTTACATAATGTCCTCAGATAAAGATTTCTTGCAATTGGTAGATGATAGAGTACAAGTGTGGTCACCAACAAAAAAGAGAACATACTTCAAAGATACTATTCTTGAAGACTTTGAAATACCATACAACAACTTCTTGACATACAGATTAATGAAGGGAGACTCATCAGATAATATTCCAGGGATAAAGGGAGTTGGTATCAAATCATTGAAGAAGGTATTGCCAATGTTGTTTGAGAATAAAACTATAACGATAGATGATATTGTATCGTTCGCAGAAGATAATAAAGGAACCAAAAAGATATACGACAAGATTGCAAACAGTAGAGATATTTTAGAGTTGAATTATAAACTCATGCAATTAAAGGAAGTTGATATTCACGGTGGAGCTAAACAAGCCATCATGCGTATAGTTAGAGAACCTATCAACAGATTGGTCAAGTTCAATTTCATGAAGATGATATTGGAAGATGGATTAAATGGATCGTTCAAGAATCCAGACCTATGGTTGAGACAAGTGTTCAGTACATTAGACGCAATGGCAGATAAAACAAAAGAATAGAGTATGACAGATAGACTAAGTGAATTTGGATATACATTCCAGATAAAAATAATAACGTGTTTGTTTAATGATAGAAACTTTCTACAACAATCACTAGATATTCTTGATCCAATGTTCTTTGAGAATGAATCTAACCAATACATTGTTAGAATAATCAAAGAGTATTTTCAAGAATACAAATCACCTCCAACCATGGAAGTTATGAAGGTGAAGCTAGCTGATTTAGATGACGGTCTATTGAGGTCAAGTATAATTGAGAACATGAAGGAGTCTTTGAGATATCTTGGATCAGATGATTTAGATTTTATTATGGAACGAACTATTGAGTTTTGTAAGAATCAAGAAATAAAGAAAGCAATACTTCAATCTGTAGAGTTGTTGAAGAATGGTCAATACGATGCAATCAAATCTAAAATTGATGCTGCAATGACTGCAGGAGGAGACAGACAGATTGGACACGAATGGGCAGACGAGATTGATTCAAGATACGAGGAGTCTGTAAGAGAAGTTAAAACAACCGGATGGGATGAGATAGATAATCTTATGGATGGTGGTTTAGGAAAAGGTGAGCTTGGAGTAGTAGTTGCACCAGCTGGTATTGGTAAGTCTTATTTGTTGGTGAACTTGGGAGTTGCAGCAGTGAAGGCGGGACTAAATGTTTTACATTACACATTGGAACTTAATGAAGCATATGTGGGATTAAGATATGATTCGGTTATAACTGGAATTGCAAATCAAGAATTAAAGTATAGTATAGACAACATCAAAGACACAGTAGCAAAGATACCTGGTGATCTTGTTATCAAATATTATCCAACAAAAGGAGCATCTATCAATACAGTTAGATCACATATCGAAAAGTATAAGATACTAGGCAAGAAGCCAGATTTAATATTGATTGATTATGCTGATTTATTGAAGGGGAATGGATCCATGCAAGGTAGAGATTTAAGACACGAGCTTGGAAACATATACGAA